GATATGCAAATGGATACCGCAGGTTCTCTTAAAGATGGGCGTTTGGTATGGGCATTAGCCGATGTACGAGATGGATTTGAATTATTTGGCGGAGACGAAGTAAAGGGTTATTTACTATTCTCTAATCCACATGTGTACGGTAAATCAATCGACATTAAGTTCGTTATGGAACGCGTTGTATGTAACAATACATTAGCCGTAGCTTTGAACGAAAAAAATCAGCCATCAGTACGTGTAAGTCACCGTTCGGTATTCAACCCAGATAGTGTAAAAGAAATCCTTGGTATTGGTCACAATAAAATTGACGAATTCAAAAAAGCCGCGGAGTTCCTTGGTTCAAAACGTTACACTGATGAAAAACTTACAGAGTTTTTTGGCGTTGTATTTGGAAAATCAACAAAAGAAAAAGAAACTTTGGCTCGTAATGCTAAAGAAGCAATGTCTTTAGTTGAAAACCAACCAGGATATGAATATGCGCCTGGAACTTGGTGGAATGCTTATAATGCTGTTACATATATGACTGACCATAACTTAGGTCGTTCAGCTGACTCTCGTATGGCATCAGCATGGTTTGGTGGAAACGCAAAACGTAAGGTCGATGCATTGACTACCGCGTTAGATATGGCTGATGCTTAAACCAAAACAAATTATCGCATGGGGATTAGCCTTAGGGCTATTCCTCATTATATTAGATCCTTTAATAATTATTCGTGGAATATAACAAATGAACTACACAATACTTTACATTGCCTTTCACCTTGCCGGAATAGGTGGTTACCAATATACCGGCGACAGTTATTATTTAATCCTTAGCGCAATGCCTATACTTTATGGGTTGTTTCAATATGTTAAAGTAAGCGTTTTAGTTCTTAGTCCTGCATGGGATGTTGAATTATCATACGCTGACCATGTTCCTGTTAATTGGAAATTTCTACATAACGCAGTTATGGCACTATCAACATACTTAATATGGCAAGCTGGTTATCAGTTTTTTGCCGGCATTGTTTCTTTATATATATTTGTAGTGGTTAGCTCATTATTAGTTACAGAGTCTAACATTAATCTCGGAGACAAGGAATAATAAATGAAGATTTTAATATTTGGCTTGCCAGGTTCTGGTAAAACTTGGCTTGCTGAACGATTACAAAAAAGACTAGAATGCGCTTGGTTCAATGCAGACGAAATACGCCGAATGGCTAATGACTGGGAGTTTTCAGAAGCTGCTAGGTATCGCCAAGCGCATCGAATGGCGTCTATTGCCAACAATGAAAAGTATCACGATCGTACAGTTATATGCGATTTTGTTTGTCCGACTGAAGTTACGAGGGCAATCTATGATGCTGACTATACAGTTTGGATGGATACTATTTCCCGAGGTAGATTTGAAGATACAAACGATATGTTTGAAACACCTGAAAAAGTAGACTACCACGTAGAAAAATGGTTTGATAACACAGATGAAGCTTTAGCTGATGCTATTGAAAGACATATAAGGATTAACAATGTTTGATTATAAGAAGCCAACAGTACAGATGTTGGGAAGATGGCAGCCATGGCATGATGGACATACAGAGCTATTTAAACGAGCTCACTCTGTTACAGGTCAAGTTGTCATTATGATACGTGATGTATTTAACTTTGACGGTGATGCTGGTGCTGGTCGTACTGTAGCACAAGACGATAACCCTTTTGGTATTATTGACGTGATTGCTAATATTGAAAAAGGATTAGCCCCACATGGTTTTTACAATGGAAACCAATATCTTATACTAGAGGTTCCTAATATTGTCGATATTAGTTATGGCCGTGGTGTTGGATATACATTCACTGAACATGATTTAGGTAAAGATGTACATAATATATCTGCAACTAAGATACGTAAACAAATGCGAGAAGATGGAAAACTCTAGTTGACATTTTTGATATAATGGTATATATTGATTCTAACAACGAAGGATTATATAATGGAAATAGTTAATACAACAGAAGAACTTTATAAACGTGACTCTAAAGGAAAGATTAGATTTTATCGTGGCGAAGTTGGCCAAGAAAATGGTAAGTATTATAAACGTGCCGTAACAGGTCTAAATGATGGAAAACTTGTAGAGTCAGGTTGGCGAGAAGTTGAACAAAAGAATATCGGCAAAGTAAACGAAACATCGTTACATGAACAAGCATTGGCTGAAATAACAGCAGATGCTAAAAAGAAATCAGATCGTGGTTATTTTAACGATATTAATAAAGTTGATACTTACGATAAAATCAAACCAATGCTTGCTTCTAAACATGAAGATGCTAAATATGATTTTGAAAATAAAACATATTACACGCAGCCAAAGCTAGATGGTATTCGTTGTATTGCAAAATCTGATGGATTATGGACCAGAGCAGGTAAAGAGCTTATAAGTGTACCTCATATTAATGACGAATTAAAAACATTCTTTGAAAAGTTTCCTGACGCTATTTTGGATGGTGAGTTATATAACCACGAATTACGTGAAAACTTTAATAAGATTACTTCTTTAGTTCGTAAAACAAAACCAGAACCTTGGGATATAAAAGACTCAGCAAGATTAGTAGAGTATCATGTATATGATGTTATTAGTCATACTGGTGTATTTTCTGAACGTATGGATTGGATTACTGAACAAGCTGAAGGTATTCCTAAGTTTACCAATTCAGTTATACTCGTTGAAACTCAACAAATTTACAATCAAAATATGATGGACGATATTTATGGCGCATACCTTGAAGATGGATTTGAGGGCCAAATGATACGAATTGATGATGTATACCAAATGAATAAACGTTCTAAATTCTTAATTAAGCGAAAAGAATTCCTTACTGACGAATATGATGTAATTAAAATTGAGGAAGGAAAAGGTAATTGGTCTGGTCATATCAAAAGATTTGTTATGCAAACAGAAAATGGACAAGAATTTGGTGCAGGGGTTCGTGGTACTCAAAAGGTATTAAAGGATCTATTTGAAAATGGACCAAATCCAGATTGGTGTACATTGAGATATTTTTCACCAACACCTGACGGCATTCCACGTTTCCCAGTTGTTATTGACTGGGGAGTAGGTAAAAGAGAAGACTAATGGATTTAAAATTTACAACAGCAGGAGACTATATGATGAGTGACACAGCAAGTGTAACAGCGGACGAATTACGTGCGTTTATTGAAAGAATTGAAACCTTGGAAGAGGAAAAGACAGGGGTTTCTGACCAAATAAAAGATGTAATGTCTGAAGCAAAAGGCCGAGGGTATGAAGCAAAAATCATTCGCAAAATTGTATCAATTCGTAAACGTAACCGTGACGATGTTGACAATGAAAACGCTATGACTGAATTATACATGGATGCGTTAGGAATGTAATGCGGCCTCAATACGAAATAACTGTACCTTATTATCAACAGCAAGAATCAAATGAGCCACAACTCAATTCAGCTGAAGATGGGCATCGTTATGCGATGTTTGTTAAGGGTAACGACCATTTAATCGACGGACGAACTTATTGTTTCCAAGACGAAGATGGTAATTACGTCAGTACTTTCGTAAGCCAATATTCTGATATTATTGAACAGAACCTAGAACCGCGTGTAAAGGAGGGTGTACTTGCTTTACACGCAAAAGGTTATTTAACTTTTACCAGTTGCCAAGGGCATGACGACTCAAAGCACAGGTATATTGGAGTAGTGTTTAATAATAAAGAACAAAAGAAAGAATTTATTGAATCAGTGGATAAACTTAATTGTGGTATCCATTGGTACGATAATTCAATAAACAGTGTTGAAAGACCGTGCCATGAAATACCTTGGTGGTCCGAAGGTGGTATAACGTTACACATTGTTTATGACGACCAAAAATATAACGAAGCACCACAACAAAGACGTAGAAATAAACCATATACTGATTCAGAACTCACTAAATTTTGGAATATACAAACCAATCGTAACTATACTCATTATGAATGTATAGTGTTTTCGTTTGGTTATCCAATGGTAGAGAAAAGTATATGGCAGAGAATACACAGATGGTTATTCTACAAACAAGATAGAGTTGAAAAGTCATATGAAGACTTCCTATCTAAAGCGTCATATCTCCCAGACTATCTTGCATAAAAAAAGGGAAGCCCGAAAGCTTCCCCAGTTAGTATCGTTAACCGATATCTTATATTTAGAACAGATTGCTGACTAATACACGACGGTAGTAAACGTTAGTGTCAGCTTCTAGTTCGCCAGGAGGTGTTCCTTGTGTAGCACCTTTTGCAAATGGGTTTGATACCATTCCGTAACGAGTTTTAAAGCCGATCTTAGGTTGGAAAGAATTCTCACCAACTGCACGAACCATTTGTAACGGCACATATGGGCAATAGAATAGACCAGCATCGAATGATGATGAACCTTTATATCCTACTACCATGTAGTTAGCGCCTGCATATGGGTCGATATACACTTTATAACGTCCGTTAAGAACACCAGCGAATGTATTGCCTGTGTCGTCAACGTTCAATGAGTTAGAGTTAAGAGCTGGAGTATAATCTAGTACACCCGCCATTTGAAGTGCTGAAGCAACATCAGATGAACAGATAACCATGTTACCTTTCCCACGTCTTGTTCCTTTAGCAATCGCGTTAGCTTCTTGCTCGATTTGGAACATAAGACCTTTGAACTTCTCTACTGACCAACGACCGTTAGCATCAACATCTAAGTCGAATGTGCCTGGAGTAGCTGTTGCAGCTGCACCAACAACCGCGTTTGTGTAGATTGTACGAACTAATTCACGGTTGATTTCCACTAGGATTTCAGACTGTAAGATGTTCGCTAGTTCTGTTTCAGCATCTAGACCGTGTACGGCTTTAAGATCCTGAGCAAGCTCTGTTGTGTATTCAGCTTTTAAAGCTCTTGACTTAGCTGCTACTGTAACTTTTTCGATTGAGAAAGCCATTTCAGCGAATGCATCACCTGTTGAACCAAGTGCTTCAGCAGCTGCTGTATCCATACCAGTACCTGTTGTTACAGATGCTTGACCTGGAGCATTTGAAGAGTGAGTTCCTGCACCAGAGAATGAAGTATCAGCTTCGTTGTAGAATACTTCGTTTGCAGCTGTTTGGTTAGTATGTGTTGAACGCATTGCAAAGATAAGTCCTGTTGGACCTGTCATTGGCTGAACGCCAGCAATATCGTATGCGATCAAGTTTGGCATCGCACGACGTACTAAAGAAATAAGTACTGGGTCGTAACCAGCTGTTGGACCGCCTGCAGCAGAAGTAGAAGCGAAACCGCCTGTGCCTACATCGTTTGCAGCTGTTTCAGAAAGTAAGCCTGTCATGTTAGCAGATAAGTCGCCTGACTCTGCTAAAGCT